TCTTGATACAACATTTACAACATATTTAATAAACAAAAACAAACCTGTATTTAATTTTGGTATGAAGTTGATTCTATTGGCTGCAAACGTGTCAGCAATGTTAAAAATTCAGCAAGACATGAAAATGACAGAATGACTAATAGCATATTGGTTAATCTTGACAAGCTATCCGAAGAAGTTGTTTTCATTGCGGCAACAAACCGGAAGGAAATTTTAGATAGTGCATTTATAAGAAGGTTTGATGTTCAATTTGAGGTAATGCCCCCGATTGAAATTGAAAAAGAAAGATTTGCAACGCAGCTTATTTCTTATTACAAACTCCCAATTGAAACGCCTGATTTAACTGAATTGAAATCATATTCAGATATAAAAAACCGTTTAGTTTCAATTGCCAGAGATTTTGTATTAAATCAAATTAAAACTAAGGTAGAAGAAAGATTAAATTAAGAACAAATGATGAATCGGAGACTAATGTGTGGCGTGGGCAAAAAAAATAAATACAATCGCTATGAAGTTCATGGATGATTGTCCGCCCATTACCACTAACGGCCCGGAAATTTCTGATGGCCGCCCTGGTCACGGCGAAGCCGGGAGTAAAAGGGAGGACATCAGACAAAAGAAACCGGCGGCTACTCAGAAATTTCTATGTTGGCCGCCGTCCGAGAAGTGTGTTATGGTTCTTTTGTTTTCCGGGCCGTTGGACAGCCATCAGTAAGACAAAGGAGTTGAGGTACGAAACGATTGGATTACGGCTTTCACCCCAAAGACAAAAAATGTAGTTCTTTTAAATAAATGGCAGTTGTTTGACGGTTATTAGACGCTTGTTTGGACAGGGGTTCGATTCCCCTCACCTCCACAATTTCAGCCAATGGTTGAAGTATTGCCAGCTACACCTTGAGTAAGTGTAGCATTTGGGGGTGTATTGGTTTCGACAGCAAGTAGTAGATAGCAATAGATTGTCAGGACAAACAAACGGCAAAGTAGTTGCCTTTGGTCAGCCACAGCTTAGAGATGTCGCGTAGTACCAACGAGATTAAGCAACCTGCGAAAGTGGTTGCTTCTTTACTCGCTCCGATAAAACTGTTTTTGGATTTGGGGTGAAAGGATGGCGGTCCAACGTTTTGCGGCTTTGCGATGGCCGCCAAAGAAGGAACTTAATTATTAACAGAGATGTGTCAGGCGGCTATTGCAAAACCGCTGTTAGCCGCTGGCCTTTCTCGCAAACAACAATAAAATGAAAACAGCAGTAACGATTATCAAATTTGTTCAAACAGGAATGGACAATTACAAAGACGTTAAAGAAACAAAGGTGTTTGAAGATAACGCAACTTTGCTTGAAATAAAGCAATGGATACACTCAAAAAGAGATGATAAAAGTAAAATAGAAGCATCTGAAATTAGTTTGGCAACTGCTGATTTCTCAGATGTCGTTTCTTAGGCTTGCGGCTAACGTTTTGCGGCTTTGCGATGGCCGCCAAAGTAGGAACTTAATTATTAACCGAGATGTGTCAGGCGGCTATTGCAAAACCGCTGTTAGCCGCTGGCCTTTCTCACAAACAAAAATAAAAATGACACCAAAAGAAAAAGCAAAAGAGTTATACTCAAAGTATGAGTTCGTTTATATTCAAAACTACACTTCATCACACGAAGTAAAACAATGTGCTTTGATTGCAGTTGAGAATGCAGTCGAAAACATAGAGTCTATTAATTCAAAAATGATTAACGACAATTTCAAGGAAGCTCTTTTGATTTACTGGGAAGCTGTCAAAAATGAGATTAATCGTCTTTAGGCTTGCGGCTAACGATCCAGGCGTTTGCGAAGGACGGTCGGAGACTGTCCGGGAGCAACGGAATGTGTCTTTTGTAAACGCCATGTTCGGCGAAGCGGCGTTTACTGGATTTCACATTCCGGCCTGGATCGTTCGGACGAAACGAAGGGGGATGGGAGCTTTGAAAAAGCGTAATCACCCGCATGGGTTTGAGTTAAGCCGTTTCGTCCGAACGTTGAGATTTGCGTTTGTAGTTTAAAAATTAGTTAGTTATGACGTTAGAAAACAGAATGATCCAATACCTGAAAGTACAAGGATGTGCTGACAGCACTATTCTATCTTACAGAAACATTCTCCGTTTAATACTTCGCCTCCATCCTGATTTTGAAAATTACAATAGCCAAAAGCTGATTGAGATAATGAATGCCATCCCCGATCCAATTACCAGGAGTAACTACCGCAATGTTATTCTGAAGGTACACAGGGATATGTTAGGTAGGCAAATCAACATTCCTTTTATCAAAAAGCCGGAACGGTTGCAAAAAATCTATACTCATGATGAGGTAAAGAAAATATTTGCCACCATAAAGAACAAAAAGCATGAAGCTATTGCAAGGTTGTTATATGTAGAGGGTATGAGAGTAGGTGAAGTGGTGTCTATTCTTTTGACCGATTGCAATAAAGTCGATAAAAGCATTTTCATCCGGGGAACAAAGAACAAAAGGGATTATAAGAAATATATTGACGATAGTACCCTGAAATGTCTCTCCGAGTATTGCGCCTGGTTAAGAGAAAGGAATATAAAGCTGAAGAAATATCTCTTTGAGGGTTGCCGGGCTGTTCAATATTCAAAGCGGTCAATTCAGCAGATTATGACCCATGCGATAGAAAAGGCAGGACTTGATAAAAGGGGGAGTTGCCATGTTTTCAGAAGATCAAATGCCACTTGGAAAATAGAATCGGGTTGGTCGTTAAAACATATTGCAGCCTCATTGAATAATTCTGAAAAGACGGTTGCAAAGCACTATGCTTTGGTAAGACCGGATTACATAAAAACCTTACCTAAACCAGTTATATAATGATAACGCAAACAATTACACCTGAATCTATAAAAAATGATTTAGCCCAATTTTTAGGAGTAAAACCTAATATCTTTTTCCAGATATGCAAAGGACCATTAAGGCAGGAGTCGTACTATCGTCACTTATACGTTTACTGCCTGTGGAAGTTTACCAATCTGTCTGCCTCTCAAATAGGAAGTTTATTGAATTGTCATGAATCAATTGTATTCAGCTCGACCAAAAAGATAAACGAATTGTGTAAACAAAGCCCGTCTGTAAAAGAGCAGGTGATAAAAATGGAGGGTCTTTTTGAATGAGTTACCCTAATTATATGTTAGTGGTGTTTGACGAAGCCAAAGAAAAGGTGCCGTCTAACCAGGTTTGTAAGTATCTGGAAAAACGAAACTGGCAATCGTTGCAGGATGATTTGGTAAAAGATATATGGGTAAAGGATGACAGATACCTGATTACTGACAGGTGCAGTTTTTCAATGGGTGATGTGACTGGTAAAACAATGGTATTGGTTTTAAATGTTAAAAAAGTAAACTAAAAAAAATAATATGATAATAAGAGACCATTTTCAGAATTATAAATCTTACGCTATACCAAAGGCTCAGTTAATTATTGCAGATATTCCTTACAATCTTGGTAATAATGCTTACGCCTCAAACCCTGCATGGTATAAAGACGGCGACAATACTAATGGTGAAAGTGAATTGGCTGGTAAAAATTTCTTCGACACAGATGAAGATTTTAGACCTGCTGAGTTTATGCACTTCTGCTCAACAATGTTAAAAGCCGAATCTAAAAAGCCAAAAGCTGATGGGGAGGCAAGGCAAAAAAGTGATGCTCCTTGTATGATTGTTTTTTGTGCTTTTGATCAGCAAATGTATTTGATTGAATTGGCTAAAAGGTATGGATTGAAAAATTACATAAACCTGGTATTTCGCAAAAATTTTTCTGCTCAGGTACTAAAGGCAAATATGAAAATTGTTGGTAATTGTGAATATGGCTTAATTCTTTACAGGGATAAATTACCAAAGTTCAGAAACAATGGTAAAATGATTTTTAATTGCATTGATTGGCCGAGAGACGGTGAAAGCGAAAAGATACACCCTACACAAAAACCTGTTCAGCTTTTAAAAACACTGATTGAAATATTTACGGATAAAGGAGATGTTGTTATAGACCCGGTTGCAGGTAGTGGATCTACTTTAGTTGCGGCTGAAAGATTAGGCAGAAAGGCATACGGTTTTGAGATAAAAAAAGAGTTTTATCTAAAAGCAAAACAATGGATTGAGGATGAAAAATTAGCAACCAAAGAGATTGAGACTTTAGGATTTGCTAAGTCTAAAATTAATAAAGTAGCACCTACACTTTGGTAGATTATACAAAAGTTTTTTAAGCAATGATTAAAAACCCGGTGATAGTAACTCATGATGATATGTTGCAGCAGGCCCGCAACCGGTTGCAGTATATGCAAAAGGTTTACCCGGTGAATGTATTACAGGGTAGTATGACAAGCTATTCATGTACCCGGCAGATAGCTATACAAAAAGCGATAGTGAAGTTTCTTGAACAACACAGGCCCGTTAAACAGCCTGCATTGTTTTGATACTTTAACCGGCAAAAATTATTTGATAACTGAAAAACTTTATTTCATGGCAACAGGCAAAAAATCCTTTATTCTTTACGCCGACTGGACAGGCATTTTGGACAAATTACCCGACCATAAAGCAGGTAAACTTATCAAGCTGATATTCGATTATGTGAACGACAAAAACCCTCAGACGGAGGATGTTTTGCTTCAGATAGCTTTTGAACCAATAAAACAGCAGTTGAAACGAGACCTGCAAGAGTGGGGGATAATTAAGGAGGACAGGAGCCTGAGTGGTAAAATGGGTAACCTGAAGCGGTGGCACAAGGATCTTTACGAAAAGGTCGTTTCACAAGAAATTAACATTTTTGAGGCAGAAAGTATCGCAAAACATCGCAAAACATCGCAAAACATCGCACCCGTATCGCCCCGTGTCGCAAAAATCGCTGTTACTGTAACTGATACTGTAACTGATACTGTAACTGTGTGTAAAGACCCACCCCCTGATTTAAGTAACAGCAATCTTTACCGGCAACCCAAAATCCCCACCCTCGATCATGTACGGGAAACTTTCGCTAACCAGGGGGGTACAAAGGAAATGGCTGATAAGTTCTTTGAACTTAACAACGCTACCGGCTGGTTTTACAAATCCAGCCCGATTGTCAATTTCTCCAACCTTGTTCCCGGGTTCATAGCTGCCTGGAAAAAGAATAACGGGAATTCAAACCAATTACCTGACAAAAACAAAATGGTGATGTGATGACAGCAGAAACTTTACAACGGATAAAAGCCAGCATGAACGTAGTGGAGGTAGTAGGTGATTACCTAAAGCTGAAAAAGAACGGTGTGAACTACACCGGCCTTTGCCCTTTCCACAACGAAAAGACAGCCAGCTTTACCGTTAACGGTCCTAAGGGTATATACACCTGTTTTGGCTGTGGTAAATCGGGAGATGCTATCCAGTTCCTGATTGACCATGAGAAGAAAACATTCCCGGAAGCTATTGAACTGCTGGCAAAAAAGTACAATATCGAAATGCAGGAAAGTGGGAAAAAGAGAGAATTCGTAAAACCATTACCCAGGCTTGAAAAGGTAAGCAGTAAAACGATTGACTTTTTTGAAAGCAGGAAAATAAGCAATGATACCCTGCTCAGAATGAAGATCACAGAATCAAAAGAGTGGATGCCTCAGTTTGAAAAAGAAGTTCCTGTGATCTGTTTTAACTATTTCAAAAACGATGAACTTTTAAACATAAAATTCCGGGGCCCTAAAAAGTCCTTCAAGCTGTCAAAGGATGCAGAGCTGATTTTTTACAACCTCGATTCACTACAAGGCGAAGAAACGGCAGTTATTGTTGAGGGCGAAATAGACTGCCTTTCGATGCATGAAGCTAAAATTTACAACTGTGTATCTGTTCCTAACGGAGCAGGGAAAGGATCACAACGGCTCGAATACCTCGACAACTGCTGGGAATCATTTATCGGCCTGAAAAAAATCATTATTGCGGTTGACAACGATGAACCAGGCAACCTCCTGAAAGAAGAACTTGCCCGCCGTATCGGAAAGGAGAAATGTTTTTATGTTGAATACCCTGAAGGTTGTAAGGACGCAAACGATGTCCTCGTAAAGCATGGTCCTGCCGTACTCTCTCTCATGGTTGAGAACGCAAAGGAATGGCCGTTAGAAGGGATTCTTACGATGGATGATATTTTCCCTACCGTGCAGGATTGGTTCAAAAATGGCTACCCTGACGGGGCTAAGTGCGGAATCAGAGGGTTTGACCACATGATGCGGTTTGCACCCGGTGCCATCACCACCATAACAGGAATTCCCGGTCATGGCAAGGATGAATTTTTTAATTGGGTGATGGCTTCACTCGCTGTTAACGAAGGCAGCAGCTTTGGGATATGTGCCTTTGAGGAAACACCGCATGAAACAGTCACCAAACTGGCTGAAAAGATCACCGGCAAAAGCTTTGCCTTTCGTAAGGATCCTGACAAACGAATGAGCCAGCGGGAATTTGAATACGCTGTTGCACTGATTGATGAACTATTTCACTTTTTCAACACCGAGGAAGCCAATACTAACGTGGATGGGATTTTAGAAACAGCTGTTCTTTTGGTTTTGAGATACGGGATAAAGTATCTCTACATCAATCCCTGGAACTGGATTGAACATAACAGGGATGGAGGACAAACAGAAACAGAATATGTGAGCATCGTTTACTCGAAAATTATCCGCTTTGCCCGTAAACACGGTGTTCATGTTTTTTTGATAGCACACACTACCAAGATGCTGAAGGATAAGGTGACCAAAAAGTATGAAGTCCCCACCCTTTATAACATTTCAGGTTCTGCCAATTTCTTTAACAAAACACACTATGGCATCACCGTTTACCGTGATTATGAATCAGGAATAGTGACAGTTTATTTTCAGAAGATAAAGCAAAGTTGGATGGGTCAGGTAGGATGGAGTTCTTTTGCTTACGATGTCTTTACCAGGCAATACAGCTTTTTAGAATCATCTCAAACCATTGACGAAAGAACTACTCCCGAATTGGGCGGCAATTGGAAACCGATAAACCTAAACGAATGAAAATAACCACCCCGGAGCAACTTTATTTAACTCAAAAAAATTTAACCGGGTTAAGTAACTGTTAACTATATCTCCGGGGTTTTTAAAAAATAATATCATGCAAAAACCAATAGCACAAATACTCAGGGAAAGAAGGAAATCTTCAGGATTCACACAAGAGCAAATGGCAAAAAAAATAAACCTTACCAAAGGCGGTTATGCTGCTTTAGAACAGGGCCGGGCATTGCCCGATATCTTCAAACTCATTGAACTCACCAGGATATACAATTTCAGCTCTATTGATAACTTTTTAGAACTGAAATCCGTAAATTCGGGGGATGGATAACGGCTTAAACATTTCATTTGGATTTGACAAGATCCCTGCTGATGGCACCCGATGCGAAAAATGCTGTGAGGTCATTGCCGAAGGATTCCAGTTTGTGCCGTATGTAACGGTAGGAGATGCCACAGATGTAAAGTATTTGCCTGCCCTGTGTGAAAAATGTTTTGATAGTACAGGGGTTGATAACGATAATTCAGCAAACACAACCTTTCAATAAATTCCGAAAGTATAAAATCTTTATACCATACTGAAAATATAAAAACTATGTCGTAATTTTAATGCTGTGAAAAAGATACAGTGATTAAGATATTAAAGGGCTGCACCTATTACGGTGTGGCCTTTTTTTCTTTATGAATGGAAGGCCCCCAAAATATCAAACACCGGAAGAACTACAAAAGGCTTGTGATGAATACATCGCAAACAATCCTGGTAAAATGACCGTCACCGGTCTCGCTATGTGGCTTGGTTTCTGCGATCGCCAAAGCCTTTACGATTACGAAAAGAGAGAAGGTTTTTCTTGCATCATAAAAGCTGCAAGGCTTGCAGTAGAAAACGATTACGAAAAAGCACTCCGGTCACAATCCTGCACCGGGGCCATTTTTGCGCTGAAAAATATGGGATGGAGAGACCGTACCGAAGTTGAGCAATCAGGCTCAATTTCTATCAGTTGGAACGAAGAAAGGACTTACGAAACAAAGTCAAATGAAGCTAACGGTTAAACAAACCGCAGCTATTGATTTTTTAGAAGATGGCACCACAACAGAGATTTATTACGGAGGTGCTGCCGGAGGTGGGAAAAGTTATTTTGGTTGTTACTGGATTCTAAAGAGTGCTTTAAAATATCCAGGCACAAGATGGCTGATAGGAAGATCGGAACTGAAGAATCTGAAAAAGACAACGCTTAATTCGTTCTTTGAAGTTTGTAAGGAGCAGGGCTTAAAAGCCTCGGAGCATTTCAGGTATAACGAACAGTCCAGTATAATTTCTATTCCTAATGGTTCGCAGATTATATTGGCTGATCTTTTTGCTTATCCATCTGACCCATGGTTTGATTCGCTTGGTTCGTTGGAAATAACAGGGGCTTTTATTGACGAAGCTCCGCAGATAACAATACGGGCAAAAAATATCGTTAAGTCGAGGATAAGGTACAAGCTGGACCAGTATAAGCTAATCCCCAAGTTGCTGATGTGTGGTAACCCTTCAAAAAATTGGGCTTACTACGAATTTTACCAGCCTTCCGTTCAGGGGTCTCTCAGGAGTGACCGGAAGTTCATACAGGCATTAGTAACAGATAATCCGTACATCAGCCCTCATTATATCGAAAGTTTAAAGGGGCTGGATAAGAATAGCAGGGAGAGGTTGCTAAATGGTAATTGGGAATACGATCAAAATCCGGCATCCCTGATAAGTTATGAAAAGATACTGGATTGCTTTACTAATGATTTTGATACCCTCAATGGTAGTTCTTTTATTACTGTGGATGTGGCAAGGTTTGGAAGTGACAGCACGGTTATTGCTATCTGGCATGGCTATCGTGTACAGTTATTTCAGTATAAAAATCTTTCAGTTGCTGAAACAGCTGCTAAGATAAAAGAGTTTCAACACAAATACTCCGTCCCTGTCAGCAGAATAATAGCTGACGAAGATGGAGTAGGTGGTGGGGTAGTTGACATATTGCATTGTAAAGGATTTGTAAACAATTCAAGGCCGCTGAGAGATGAGAACTATGTTAATCTCAAATCTCAGTGTTATTACAGGCTGGCAGAACGGATTAATAAAGACGGGTTGTTTATAAAGTGTGATAATGTTACGATGAAAGACAACATTATCCAGGAGCTGGAGCAGGTAAAGCAGCACAACATGGATAAGGACGGTAAAAAGGCGGTGCTGCCAAAAGATAAAGTAAAAGAAATGATAGGGAGAAGCCCTGACTTTTCTGATGCGTTAATGATGCGGGAGTGGTTTGACATCGGGCATCAATTTGTATTAGCGGTGGGTGATTAAATGTGAGCAATGGGATTATTAAGTTGGCTTCGGCCAAAAAAGACGGGGCAATTATCAATAGGGCAAACGCTTACGGTAGTGAACGGCAGCCTTATTACCCCTACTGACAATAAAGAGGCTTACATCTGTGATGGCTATACTTACAACGATATCATTTATTCCATTATCAACCTGATACTTGATAAGGTCAGGTTGCCGGAATGGAATCAATATAAAGTAGTTGACGAAAGTTCTTTGAAATCTTACATCGGCTTAATGAAGCGAAAGGATTTGAGTTTTGAGGATATTAAGAAGGCGAAAGATTTAAAGACAAAGGCACTTGAATTAACAAAGGGTGATCCTAAGCTGGCAGACCTCCTTAAATGGGCTAACAAAAGAGAGACCTTTTCAGATTTTGTCGCAAACGGCACCGGCTTTCTACTCCTGACAGGAGACAGAATGGTATTAGCTGAGATGCTGAAAGAAGGGGCAAATAGCGGCAAACCGCATCACCTCTATAATC